TATCACTTCCAACAAATCTCTGTCGAATATTATCACTTAGATCTGGTATATCTATATGTCGTTCAAAATGTAATAATGGTACTGTATTTAATAACGGTGATATTGGATTATAAAAATTTGCTCTTGCACCTAAATCACCACCAACGTTCATTGCCTGCAAACCATATTGTTTTACTGTAAATCCAGGATTATCTAATAAAAACTTTCCTGTACGTACAAAATCCCCTGCTACTCTACCTGCTAGTGTACTGGGTCCACCTCTAAAAAAATCAACAGTATTACTGTAGGTAGCTACATCAGAACCGTCCCATCGTTGACCAATTTCTCTGATTACATATGGTTGATTTGGTGATCCCAATCTTGATTCTTTTTTGAGACCTAATATATCATTTGTTGGTCCTTTTGCGTAATAACTATCTTTTGCACTATCCCAATGTATTTCTAACTTTGAATTACTTCTATCTATGGGAACTTGAAATTTATTTTTTTCATCATAATTAATTTGAACATTACCATTACTATCTAACATATTAGTTCTTGGTAAGGTTACATTATTTAAACCTCTCTTAACTTTTACTCGTATTTGAGATAAGTCTGATTTTAAGTCTACTATAGCCATTATGCTGTTCCTATATCACCAAGTCTATTGACTTGTTTTTCACTACTTCCAAGTAAAGCGCGTAATAACTGATTAGTTTCTTTCATATCAACTTTAGCTCCTCCAGCACTTAAAGGAACTACTGCTTCTGGACCTCTTTCACCAACCATAGCTAAAGTAGGTGTATTTACAATACCACCTTCTGCCATTTCTGGAACTTTTGCTTTTTTCATAATACCATACGCTGATGCACCTATTCCTGCGCCAACTAGTCCACCACCTATACCACCTTTAAGAGCTCCTTTCAACGATGCTTTAACTCCTAAACCCATTGTTAGAGCGCCTATTAAAGCTCCCGCTAAACCTATAGCTACTGCTCCAATACCTATAAACCATTTAAATTTAGATTTTGCTGCTTCATTTCCAGTTTCTTCAGCTCTAACTAATGCACCTAATCGATCAACAGTAAGTCCTACGGCTCCTGCTAATGCCTCTCTTTGTAAATAATTCATTTTATTGAATTCGGCTTCTGAACCGACTTGTCTTAAAATTTCATCTTGTAAACCTACTGTATCACCAGTAAATGCTAATTGTCTTGCTTTATCAAGATTTAAATTACGACCTAATAATACTTGAGCTTTCATTTGGTTTTCAATAGAACTTTCAAAGTCAAGTAATGAACTAGATATACTTGATACATCACCTAAATTAATACCTAATTCTTTTGCTCTTTTCGCTGCATCAAATATATTTGCACCACCATCTTTTGAAAACTTAGCGAAAAACTCTGTATTGCCGGCAACATCTTCCATTATCGCTTTAAATGGAACACCTGCTTGTTTATAACTGGCCATTTGAGAATGTAACGCTTCAAGACTTAAATCTGAAGTTGCTGCCATCATACCCATTATTTTAGCTTGATTTTCAGCAGTTACGCCTGAGAATATAGACATCATTTTCATATTTAAACCAAGTGTTAAACTTGATTCATTCATATTACCAAATTCGTCTGCTATGGCTCTTGATTCTGCTCCAAAAAATATAAACTCTGGTCTACTTAAAATATCCATTAAACCAGCACCCATACCCTGCATACTTTCAAATAAATTTTTACCTATATATGCTGCTATAGCTAAACCTGCACCTTTTGCAGCAGTTCCTAAAGCTTTAAATTCCATAGGTCCATCTGCTAAATATTCTCCCAAAGTATCTTCATAAACTTTACCTGCTTTTCCTAAAGCGTCTGATAATGAACCACCTATTCCAGGAATTACTTCTAAGAAACTTTGTGCTTTAGATAATTTTTCATTAGTTTCTTCTTTTTGTTTATTTGCAGTGTCTTGAAGAATTTTTTGTTTTTTGATTTGCTCATTTAAACTTATTAATACTAATTCATCTTCTTCTCTACCATCTGCTTTAGCTTGAGCAATATCTTTTGATAGATCTCTACCTTTTAAATCTACGTTAAAAATATTTTTTGTGTTTTCTAGTAAGTCTTTAGCAATATCAACTTGGTCTTCAAAGTTGTCTTTAGTTCCCTCAGTAGCTTCTTTCATCATAGCGCCACGTTCAGCTAGCTTTTGAAATAAACCATCTAGCACTTGACCAGATTTTACCATGTCTTCTAAACTTTCTTTATAAGTTCTAGCCTTTGCTGCGCCTTCTTTTATAAAACGACCTTTGTCATCTCTTGCCATTGATATTCCTATGTGATTGTTTTTATATAAAAAACTTTGAAATAGTTAAAACTTATAATCCTACTTTCTTTAATTCTTTATCATATTCTGGATCATCTTTTCTCTTTTTGACAACTAACTTATTCCAATCATCATCATTCTTTTTTATTTTAGCTATAACTTTTTTCATTTCAGGGTCTTTAGCTAATTGTTTTTTTATTTTTTTAGCGTGTCTTCCAGCTAAAGCCTTTGCTAAAGTGCTTAAAAATTCTTTAAGAACTGATTCGTTTTTATAAGTGTATCTGCCTATTCTTCCAGACATAATTTACTCCATAAGATTATAAGTTTTTGATTCAATTATAAATATCAAAAATAGTAAAATTTATTTTTTTATACGGGGAATTGTTTGTTTATGTTTTTGTTGCTCTTTTTTTATTTGAGTAGTCTCTTCTTTATACTGTTTTTCCAGTCTTTTATAGTAGAAACTACGTAAATAAATAGGCATATTGTATACTTCGTCAAAAGTGAAACCACCTTTACCGAAATATATTAATTGAAAGACTTGTTCGTGAATTAAAGGTTTGTCTTTAGGCTGAAGGCCAAAAAAACTGTGCGGTGAGTTCCACCGCCACCTCCTCTTCTCTACCATCAGGAAAAGTGGCTATTGTAGTCATATTTATATCGGGATTGATAGAATTTAAGTATTTTCTTAACTCTAATGAATCTACTGATAAAAGTTCATTATCAACAAACTCGTTAATATGTTGTTTTTCTGAATTACCATCAACTGAAGCTATTATTCTTTTCATACGACTTGTCATTGTTTTAACAATAGAACCTGGAAGTTTTTTTAGTGCTGTAGCTTCTCTTTCAAGTTCTTTTTCATCTTTATGAGTAAGAAATCTAAGTGTTATTGTTCTTTCACTATTAGGTAAAGTAAATGGAAACTCATTAACACCTTCTGTTAATTCTGTAACATTAATTTCTTTATCATTTAACGTAGTTAAATCTACAGTTGCGTTAACTTCTTCACCACTATCGTCAAATGTTACAAATTCATACATCTTACCATAAGCAAGTATTCTAGCCGCAACAATAAGTGCATTTTTATCACCAATAAGTATATCACCTAAATTTATTTTTTTATCAACTATTAATGCTTCTAACAGCTTATCAATAGCAATTCCTTGTTTCAACAAGTTAGGAGAAGTAAGAATATCTTCTTCTCTTGCTGTCATATATTTCATTTCCACTTTACCTGATGCAAGCGGACTGTCTTTTGGATAAAAATATCCCTTAGACGGTAATTCCACTACTTCAGTAGGGAATTTAGTATCATTAGCCATAACTGACTCCTTTATGATTAAATTTTAATAACTAATTATAATTATAACCTTTTAGTTTTAAATAACAATTTTATTTTTTTGACGGTGCGAATTTCTCTTTGATTGGTTTAAGAATCATATCGAAAACGATATCGTCATATTTTGTCGGGGTAAGTTTCACGATTTTTTCTAATGCGTAAATAACTACCAAAATATATTCCCAATTTGCTGCTATAAATTCAGTCATTTTTATTCTCCGTTAAATGTTTAAACTTGGATGTTGTTCTTTATGATGAGTTTTACACAAAACAACTCCACTACAATATTTTTTCATAACCACTTAAAATAATACTTTAATCAAAATTGTAAAATCGCATAATCATATTTAAGTGTTAATTGTATTTCTGCTGGATCACTTGATGCATAATCTAAATCACCAAAGTTAGCAGTTTCAATATATGTACCTTTTAATGTCCACTCTTCCACAACATCACCAACTGGACCTAACATATTAAATGTAACATCTTTTTTATAAAAATCTGAGTATCCATCACGACCAGTTACAGACTCGTGAGATAACCTAACCCATTCCATAACTGCTTGTGCTGCAGAAGGAACAACTGGGTCATATAAAGTAATATCTACTGGTTGCCATGCTCCTTTACCTTTAATATAACGCTTGACATTAATATGGTCTAAGACAATCTCTTCAAACTGTATTTGAGGTCTGTTAGCAGTTTTTATTAAATAAGCGGGTACACCTTCTATATACATGATGAACCGATTTTTGGTTTTCGGTTCAAATGGTGTGAACATAATTTCTGACGGGTCTAATGTAGCCATTTCTTCAATCTCCTAATAAAAAAATCCTTTATTTATACTCATAAATAAATATCAATTAAATAAATTTTCAATAATTTATAACACATAAAGAAAAACCCCACAATAAAGTGAGGTTTTTCTAGTATACGTTACTATTTGTTATAAGTCAAACTTACTCAGGAAACGCGGCTCCTGTTGGTTGTACGATGAAGTCTAATACAATAAACTCAGCTGTACGTGTTGGTTGAATAAATATTTGTCCAACCAATTGATTTCTATCTATTACATCTGGTGTATTATTAGACTCATCCATCACTACTCTAAACGCACTTAAACCACTATTTTGTTGTACTTGTTCAAGATAAGGATTCACAATATTCAAGAAACGATTTCTCAATGCTTGACTATTTTGTTCGAATACTAAGTATCTTGATGCACTTGCAATAAACTTTCTCATTGCAATTAACAATCTACGAACATTAATTCTATCTAATGCCGATGGTTTAGATTGTAGTGTTTTCTGTCCAAAAACAACAACGCCTTGACCTGGAAATGAAGCTATAGGATTAATTCTATTTTCATACAAATCATCACGTTCTGCATGAGTCAATCTTGTCTTAGCTTCTAATACTGTAGTTAATCCACCACGATTCAAACCTGCTGGTGCGAACCATTCGTGAGCTACTTTATCAGTATATGCTATTGTACCAGGTAATACTACTGAAGGTGGTACCCAAACTGGTCTTGAAGTATCTCTATCTTCTATCTTAACCCATGGATAATATGTACCTGCATAATTAGTATCTACTGTCTTAATTGTAGCTTTAACTGTTGATATTGAATCTCCATATCCTGCTGCATCTAGTATATAAAATGCATCAGCTCGAGATTCAACTTTAGATATTGCATGATTAGTTACAGATGAGTGTAATCCGTGAATTACACCGGGTGTTACTAATAGATTAATATCAAATTCATCAGGATTACTAATTGCATTAATTGCTCGTTTATAAGCTATTGAACCACTAGCAGTGGAACTTTGACAATCAAATCCTTGTGTATTTGAATTTACAATATCACTACCTACATAATAAGGTGTTGCTGGATTTCTTCCATCAAATCCCCATTGCATTGGAACAACAAACTTCAATTGTTGTGTTGCTGAACCACTTAATGATAATGGATTACCATCTCTAGAATATGTTGAAGATAGTGAAGAATCAAAATCATTATCTCCGAACATATCAGAAAGACTCATAGTTACATTATTACCTACATTAGCCGAATTTGCTATTGGTGCTAGGTATTGTATGTTATCATCTTTAGTGTATTTGGTAAGTAAATCAATACCATATGGTACAGATGCGTCAAATGTACCATTAGAATCAGTTTGATCTCTTTTAAATGATGCTGATGGGATACGAGTTGCTCCAGGACTTGGGTTTTTAACGGCCGCATGTCCAAATGGAACTACAGATTTTGGAAATCTAAATACTCCATCTTCTTCCATATCAGAAAAATCACCAACTCTTATAAATTTACTTAAATTTGGATAATTACCATAATAAGTTAATTTACCATTGGTATCTATTTCAACCCATCTATCACCAATTCTCTTTGCAAAATAACTTGGTGAAGCCGGATCTAATGTTAAATTGTCAAACTCTTCTAATACATTTTCATTACTAACATCTACAACATGAATTGAAAATTGTCCATAATCAGAACCTGCTACATCAGTTGCAGGTTTAATACTTAATATCTTAATTTTATATGAAGTATTTATATCAGTACCATGTGAACGACTATATACTCTAAATAGACTATATCTTGAACCACCAACTCTTTGTGATTGTATTACTGGTGTTCTTGCGAACATATAATCTTGGTTACCAGTAAAAGATGATTGATTACCTTTACTATTAAATGAAGTTGCGCCTCCATCAAAGTCAAATCCATCACTTGTTACTAATACTGATGCACTAATATTACTAGTTGAACCACTTGTGTTCATTGCAAAATTCTTGAACATTTTATATACATAAACTGAAGAACTATTTCCTCCAGATTTTGTAGATTGTGGGTCTGAACTAATAACATCACTTACAAAATTAGCACTTGATGTATCAAATGATAATGAATAAGTTTCTGCTGAAACATCACTACCTGAAACTGTTAATGTAAACGATGACCAACTAGCTCCTGCAGCTACAGTTGATGTACTCAAATCACCAGTTCCACTTGAGCCTCTTGATGGTGCTAAAATTGCTATAGACCTTGATGCTTGACTCGAACCGTGGGCTAACAATTCAAGTGAATCAACTTTATATCCACCTAGTCCAAGTACTCTAACTACTGTTACTGTACCTGCA